CCGCCGCCCGCATGAACACAAACAAAGACGCCGGGGGCGGCAACCCCCGGCGCGATTAGCACGAATGAACACAGAACAAGCATCCAACTCAGTGCAGCCCGTAGGCAAAGCCATAGCGGGCGCAATCGTCAAGGCGCAAATGGCTTTCGGGCCAGCCTTGAAGACATCACAGAACCCGCATTTCAAAAGCAAATACGCCGATTTGGCGGCTTGCGTTGAAGCAGTCATCGAAGCCCTCAACGCAAACGGCATCGCGCTCATCCAGCGCACCTTGCCATGCGAAAGCGGCGTCACGGTCGAAACCGTCTTCCTGCATACGAGCGGAGAGACATTGAGCAGTGGCCCGCTGCACGTTCCCGCGCAGAAGCAAGACGCGCAAGGCTACGGCTCCGCGCTGACCTATGCGCGCCGCTACTCGCTCATGGCAGCTTGCGGTATCGCCCCGGAAGACGATGACGGCCACGCCGCATCGAAGCCCGTGACCTACGCGAAACCAAGCAAGCCCGCCCCGCGCATGACGGACGAAGCGGCAAACAAATCTAACGGCAGTCGCTCGGCAAAAGCGGCGGTCGCTACGAACGAGGCAGACGAAGCGCTGCCTTGGTAACAACCAAAACAAACACACGAACACAGAACATGATCAGTCTATCAATCAAAACGGAAAAAATAGAAAAGCAGCACCTCATTGAAGGCAAAAACGGAAAAATCCTTTCCGTTGTTCTCTTTGAGAACAAGGACGGCAAAGGCCAATACGGCGACGACGGATTCGCCGTGCAAGGCGTAAGCAAAGAATCCCGCGAGGCGGGAACGCGCGGCCCGATCGTTGGCAACTGGCGCTACATCGGCCAAGGCGCAACGGGCGGCAACAGCAAACCCAAGCAGGAGGTCGAGGACGATAACGTCCCGTTCTAAGCCATGCCTACACAAGTCTTCGACCTACCCACGGAGCAATACCGCTCGCACGAAGCAATCAGCGCGAGCGACATTAAGTGGATACTGCCGCCAAAAACCCCGGCGCACTATCACGCTTACAAGACGGGCCAGATCAAGCGCGAGGAAACTCGCGCCTTGGTCATCGGCACGCTCTGCCACTTGGCAGTGCTGGAACCGGACAAGCTCGCTACGGCATTCGCCCTACGACCGGACGGCCTCGACCTTCGCACGAAGGACGGCAAGGCGTGGAAGGAAGCGCAAGGCGATAAGCCGATCCTCGACGGCGAGGAAGCGGCCATGCTCGACGGGATGAGCGCGGCGGTCGCCGCCCATCCGGTCGCCCGCAAGTTGCTCGACGGCAGCAAGCGCGAAGTCAGCCTGTTCTCCGAGCATCGCACCGGACTCAAGCTCAAAGGACGCATCGACGTTTTGGGCAATGGGTTCGTCGCGGACGTTAAGACCGCCGTGGACGGCGACACGCAGAACTTCGCGGCGGCGGTCTTCCGCTACAACTACCATGTCCAAGCGGCGATGTATTGCCAGTTGGCCGGGGTGGAGCGGTTTAGCTTCATTGCCGTGGAAAAGACCCCACCCTTTGCGGTGGCGGTCTATACGCTATCGAGCAAGGCGTTGCAGGTCGGGCTTAACTCGCTCAACTACGCGCTGGAAACCATCGCGCTATGCACCGAGGCGGGTCTTTGGCCCGCATATAGCGTCGAAGAGCAGACGCTCGACCTTCCGGGTTGGGCTTACAAGCAAGCGGAGGAAGCGAAATGACCACTGCGCAACAAAGCAACAACGATCCCATCGTCACGGCCTGCATTGAATTGAGCAACCTTATGCTTGATTTGGTCTGGGCGCTTCAATGGATCGACGCGCTGACGGATCGGCTCGGCAATGACGGCTTGGTCATGGAGTTCATGGCCGAGTTGGAAGGCCGCTGCAAAAGCAGGGAATCACTGAAAACAGCCGCAAAGGAGGTTGAACTGCTATGAACGCAACTCAACGCCGCATCTGTGACGGCCTCGCCCCCGAGGATGACGCTCCCATTGCCGACAGCATGGAATGGCTGCGGGAACACTGCGAGCGGTTGGCTTGGGAATTGGAATCCACCGGACGCGCGCTGACCGAGGCAACGGCTTTACTGCGAAAGAAGGAGGGCGAGAAATGAGCAACGACTTCCCGTTTGAACTTGCATCGTTTGTCCGTCACACCGACCCGCCGACCTCGCAAGAGGCGGCGGCGTCGAGAGACAATCGTATTCGCTGGGGGTCGCAACGGCACAAGCTGCTTGCGGCATTTGGCGTTGGTGCGGACATGAGCGATGAGGAGGCTGGCAAGGTTACGGGTCTTTACGCTGCACGGGCTTGTTATTGGAAACGCTGCGGCGAACTGCGCGACCTTGGCCTTATCGCGGACACGGGTCGCACCCGGACAAGTGATTGCGGGCATGAGGTCATCGTTTCCTGCATCACGCGCAAAGGGCTGGCCGCGCTGGCTGATATGGAGGGCGAGATATGATCTACCTCAACCTTAAAACCTCGACCCTGCGCGCCCCGGAATACATCGGCAGCGAGCCAACGCAGCGTGGCACATGGCTTAACCTCTTGTGCTACTGCTGCGAGCAGGAAAACGGGGGAACGATCGAAGGCTGCGCGGGATGGAAAGACCGCCAGTGGCAGCAAACCGCTGGCGTGACCTTGGCCGAAGTCCGCGAGGAGTGTGACCTGTGGCAATGGGAGGGCGAAGCCCTTGTCGTGACGTTCTACCCGTCCGACAAGGAGGCCGAGGTTCAGTCCCGCCGTGAGGCAGGCCGATTAGGCGGAAAGCGGTCGGGAAAAGCCCGCCGTCGAAGCAAAAACGAAGCACACCTTCAAGCAAACGGCGAAGCACACCTTGAAGGAGTGCTTGAAGCACACCTTGAACGGAAGGGAAAGGAAGGGAATGGAAAGGAATGTAATGGAAGGGAAGAGGGGGGCTTGCAAAAAGCCGAATCGACCCCCGCCCTTGCAGAATTTTTAGCGGAGGCGGCAAAGATCGGAGTCGAAGCCGACATCGCAACGGAGATTTGGCACGACAACGAATCCCGACCCATAACCCCCTACGGCCAATGGACGGACTATCGCGGGAACCCCATCGTCAAGTGGCAGGCGAACATGATGGCGCGAGCCTCGCAGATTCGCGCCCGGAGGGGCAACGGGGCAGGAAGACCCAACGGGAACGGAAAAACCGCTCCAGAGAGCGTATGGGCCACGCAACAGCGCATTGACGCAGCGACCAAGGAAATCGAACGCATCCAAGCTAACCCATCGAACAAGGAACAGGTCGAGGACAGCTTCGACCGCCGCCTCAAGGCGGAACCGATGGCAAGGGTGCGGGCGCTCAAGGCAAGCATCAGCGAAATGCGGCAACGCATAGCAGGGGTGGGGGTAGCGGCGTGAAGACTGAACCATGCTGTCGCCAAACGCCCGAAACGGATTCGGTGGTGCGTCGATACCGCCGCGACAAGGACACGACACCGCTTGCCGTGGCACTAACCATGCACGCCATGCGCCTTGAGCGGGAGCGGGACAACGTGGTCGCGCATTACGTCGAGTCTCAGACGCATCTTGCCGTGGCCGAGCGGGAGTTGGCGAAGGTGCGCGAGGAGCTTGCGCGGATACGGAGGGCAAGAGCATGAGCGAAACCCTTCGCCCCTTCCGCCTCATTACGCTCTTGGAAGCAGTCAAGTTGGCCGAGCTTCGGAATCTGGAGGGCAGCGCATTGGGGTGCAATGCCAGCACAACCTACAAAAGCGATCTTGCCGAGTTTCTTACGCGCAACGTCAATGGCATCTTGGCCGAGCTTGTTGTCGGCAGGAAATTCGACAGGGCTTATCTGCCAAGCTGCAACACGTTTCACAAGCAGGCGGATGTCGGGCAAGACATCGAAGTGCGGTCAACGCATCACCTCAACGGCTCGCTGATTCTGCGGGACAACGATGACCCCGCGCGGCGGTATGTTCTGGTGGTCTGTGAGGCAATGTTGGGCTTTGCGGTGAGGGGGTGGGCTTACGGCTACGAAGTCATGCGCGACGAGTGGAAGGTCGCGGGAGAGGGCAGGCCGCATTGGAGATACCGGGGGGCGCTGCGACCCTTTGAGACGTTGACGCTGGAAAGGCCGAAGGATGCGGAGATGCAACCGGAGCATCGGTGGTGAGCCAGACGCTTATGCATTGGATCACGGCCAACAACCTTGACCCGCGCCTCGTCATGAACGCGCTGCAAGACCACGGCAAATGCTCTGACCTGTGCGTCGAGGTGGAAGACGTAGGGAATGGGGGCGAGTGCCTGCGGTGGTTATTGGGGCGGGATGTGCGGGAATATCGGAGGGCGGGGAAGTGAGCGAGGCCTACAAAACGTCAGGCGCGAACCATTCCTACATGGGCAAGCTGGACGGGCGAGGACATAGACAGCGGAGCAAGATATTCAAGGCACTGAAGGGGATTGCAACCCTTGGCTTGATTGACGAGGTAATGCGGGAAGATCGCTTAAAGCGTCATGTTACGGATGAGGAAAGAAAACGCCTTGGAGGGGCTTTTGCGTGCGAATGATGGGCATTGTGGCTCATAGACCCCCCCCGGTAAGGAATCTTTTAAAATGGGGGACGGAACGGGGTTTCGGCGTCATTCGGTGTTAATTTGAGTGTTAACTGGCCGTTGTAAAAGTTAACACGAAGTTGACACGGGCGAGGTTGACATGACTGTCCGCGCTCTTGCCGCCGCCCTCGGAATTACCGGGGCCGGGGCGCATAAGTGCATCAAGCGCGGGATGCCCATTGACAGCATTGAGGCCGCTCAATCTTGGTATCAGCGCAATGGCCGCAGCCGCATAGCGAGTCAGCCCCGGCCAGCGCCGAGCCCGACTCCCGTAGAGATTTCCACGGAAAACGAAGACCCGCCCGAACCCGCCGAACCCGAACCCGTCGCGGAACCGACCAAGACCTTCACCGATACCGACAACTGCCGGGAGGCGCTAAACGAGCAAAGGCAGCTACGCAAACACGCCGCCGCCCAAGTCGCGCGCCTGCACCACTCCGGGGATATCGAAGCCTCCCGCCGATGGGCGCAAACGCATCAGCAATACATCGCCAAGCAAGTCGCCTATGAACGACAGCTTCGTGACCTTATGGAGCGGGACGGCAAGACGATGCAAGTCGAGGACGCCGAGCGGACATATCGGCAAGTCTTTAGCGATCTGCGGCAAAAGCTGGTGGCCGCTCCCGCATCCCTCTCGGCGCAACTTAACCCGAACGATCCGATCCACGCTCAAGGGATCATGGAGAACTGGATCAGAATGCTTTTTAAAGAAACCAACCGACCAAATGAAAACCGTAACACTGCCACTGACTAAACTCATTGCCTACGCGGGCAACCCGCGAAAGAACGATCACGCCGTCGAGGCCGTAGCTTCTGCCATCAAACGCTTCGGCTTTCGCGTCCCGGTCTTGGCAAAGTCTGACGGCTCGCTGATTGACGGGCATCTGCGCGTGAAGGCGGCGAAGCATCTCGGCATGAAGGAGGTTCCAGTCGTGCTGTGCGACGATTTAAGTGAGGCCGACATCAAGGCGCTGCGGATTAGCATTAACCGCATGGCCGAACTAGCCGAGTGGGACGCCGAGCTATTGAGCGCGGAGCTTGAGGGGCTGGCGGCGGAAGGGATTGGGCTTGATGCCGTGGGCTTTGATGACAACGCGCTTGCTGATCTTGGTGTCGGCGCGGCTATCGACTTTCAGCCAGGAACCGAAAATGACCAAGGCAAGCTCGATCAGTTGGAACCCAAAATGGTAAAGTGTCCGCACTGCGCGCAAGAGTTTGATGCCCGTGAGCAAATGTGACCTCAAGATTGATTGGGCAACGCATGACGCTGCGCGCTATGCGTGTGAGCATTGGCATTACAGCGAATGCTTACCAGCTGGCAAATTGGTAAAAGTTGGTGCGTGGGAAAACGGCAAGTTTATCGGCGCTGTTCTGTTTGGACGGGGCGCAAACAACCGCATGGCACAAGCCTACGGGCTGCGCCAAGATCAGGCCGCCGAGCTTGTGCGCGTTGCCCTATGTAAGCACGCGGCCCCGGTGTCACGGATTGTTGCGCTCGCAATAAAGTTTCTGAAGCGCATGAGTGACGGTCTTCGCCTCATTGTAAGTTATGCAGACCCCAAGCAAGGCCACCACGGGGGAATTTATCAAGCTGGCAACTGGACATACGCTGGCAGATCACAGGCGCAGCGTGAGCTTATTGTCAACGGCGTCTTTACACACAAGCGAAGCGCACACGCAAAATGGGGAACAGCATCACCTCAAATCATCGCAGCAAAGACGGGGCTTCGCGTTGATTGGGCCCCGGTTGAGTGGAAGCACATTTACCTCATGCCCTTGTGCGCTGAAATGCGAAAGCGCGTTGCGCCATTGCAAAAGCCGTATCCTAAAAAAGACGCCACAGCATGAAGTCAATTTTGCGCGTTGATTGGGCGACACATGAAGCTGCAAAGTATGCAGTGCTGAATTGGCATTACAGCAAATGCTTACCAGCGGGGAAACTGGTCAAAGTGGGGGCGTGGGAAAATGATAAATTTATTGGCGCAGTTTTATTTGCCAGAGGCGCAACACCAAACCTTGGAAAACCATACGGACTAAACCAAGACGCGTGCTGTGAATTGGTGCGGGTAGCCCTTACGCGACACATCGCCCCGGTGTCGCGGATTGTTGCGCTGTCCATAAAATTTCTAAAGAAAAGCAACCCGCGTTTGCGGCTGGTAGTGTCATTCGCGGATCAATCGCAAGGTCATCACGGAGGCATTTATCAAGCTGGCAACTGGATATATACCGGAAGCGGACAACCCGCCACGTTTTACAAAATCAAAGGCAAGATGACGCATCCGCGCACTATTGGATCAGCGGGCTACGTGCAAAACTTGAGCGGAGCCCGGCAAATTGACCCAAGAGCGACTGCCGTGTTAATGCCCGGAAAACATCGTTACCTCATGCCGTTTGACACTGAAATGCGAAGCAAGATTTTGCCGCTCGCGCGGCCATACCCAAAACGCGCCAGAAGTGACACCAAGGACACGCCGGGATTCCATCCCGGAGAGGGCGGCTCGACACCGACCCTGGCGCTCCACTCTCAAGCGACATGACGGACACGCCCGACACTGATGCCGTTGCTTTTGAACCTTTTGCCGGGCAAGGCGGCGAAGTGGTTGACGCCGACTTTGCGCGCGAACTGGAACGCCAGCGCAACGCACTGCGCGATTTGTTAAGCCATGACGCTCACCGCACAACTTGACCGCAGCCTGCGCGATGTGTTCGCACCCATCGACACGCGCAGCGTCTGGCAATGGGCAGAGGACGAGATCGTGCTGTCCCGCCGTCAGACCGAGACGCCGGGGCCGTATTCAACCCTGCTCACCCCTTACGTCCGCGAGCCGTTGGAATGTTTCAGCGATCCGCGAGTAACCGACCTTGCGCTTTGCTTTGGAACCCAGACCAGCAAAACGACCATTGTCATGATCGGAACAGCATGGCGCATGAGCAACAATCCTTTCCCTACCCTTTGGGTCATGCCCACGGAAAGCATGGCGCGCTCATTCTCCGAGAATCGTTGGCAGCCGATGGTTGATGACTGCCGCCCATTGGCCGCGCTCAAGCCGCACAACACGCATCGCTACAAGACGCTGGAGCAGCAATTCAAAGACGCCACGCTGACCTTCGTCGGGTCTAACTCGCCCTCAAATCTGGCTTCGCGTCCTGCCGGGTTGTTGGTCATGGACGAAACGGACAAGTTTGCCGAGGCCACGGAAAAGGAATCCTCTGCCGTAGCCTTGGCCGAGAACCGCACCAAGAGCTACACGAACGCGCTACGGGTCAAGACTTCAACGCCGACCACGCCAGACGGCGAAATTTGGACGGCATTTCAATCGGGCGATCAGCGGTATTACTACGTCCCGTGCCCGCATTGCGGCGACAAGCAACGGCTTGAGTTTTCACAGGTCAAATGGGACAAGGAAGCCAAGATCGACGGCAAATGGAACGAGGACGCTGTGCGCGCTTCGGCTTACTACGAGTGCGCGGCTTGCCAAGGCAAGATCACGGACGGCCACAAAACCAAGATGCTCCGCGAAGGGGAATGGCGCGCAACGAATCCTGCCGCCTCTGCGGGACGCCGCAGCTATCACCTCAACTCGCTTTATGCGCCGTGGCGATCCTGCGGCTTTGGCGAACTGGCGGCAAAGTTTTTGCAGGGGAAGGATACGCCCGCCGATTTGCAGGACTTCAACAACTCAACGCTGGCGATTCCTTACGCGCCGATCGACGTAAACGTGCGCGAGGAAAAAGTAAGGCAATGCCGGGACGTTTCGTGCGAGTGGCAAAAGATCCCGCCGCATTGTTCCGGGGATCGCTTGGCTTATTTATTCCTCGGCGCTGACCCCGGACAAAATCAGACGCATTGGGTTGTTTCCGCGATCAGCATCACGGGAGAAATTACCCCGATTGATTGCGGCACGGTTTTGTCGCCCGAAGACCTTATTGCCTTCGTGCAGGAAGATAACCCCGCGCGCCTTCGTTACCTCGACGCGGCGGGCAATGCGGTTTTCATTCAGCGTGGGCTTGTCGATAGTGGATACCTCACCGAGCGAGTTTACAACGTGTGCTATGCCACGGCCCCCGTGCTGTGGCCGAGCAAGGGAAGTGACGCAGCCTTCGGCAAAGACCCGGTGCGATACACTCGCTTGCAACAGCCCGAAGGCTTGGGGCTTTACACCTACATCGACCAAACACTCAAGACGGAGTTCTATGATTGGCGAATCAATCGCCGCCGCGTTCCGCTTTTCCGTTTACCGATTGATGCACCCGACTCGCTCATCGCGGGACTCAGCGGGCAGCAACTCATGACGAAGCGCACGGCGGGCGGGACGTTACAAACGTGGAAGAAGTTGCCGAACGATCACTACGGCGATTGCTGCAAGCTGGCCGTGGTAAGTTGGCAAATTCTCCGGGGAAATTTCGACGCGGGCGCGGCCCCGTCAGAAGAAGTGACCCCGTAAACCCTCTATTTTCAAGGGGGTAGGAGGTGGAAAAAAAGATGAAAAAGGGTGAAACTTTTCCCTTTACAAAGACAAGCGCTTGTCTTAACTTGTCGGGGTAATGAGAACACAGAACACCAAACGCAAGACCACCAAAACCGAACTGCTTAACGCTCTCGATTCTTTCCGTTACACGATGGATTGGGTCACGGGCGGAACGGCTGAAGAAATTCGCCGCCAAGCACCGCACGCAATCATCGAGCTTCAAGCCAAGGCCGATGCAATTACTGCGATGCTCGGCAACCTTAATAAAGTCGCCGCCAATTCGGGCTTTTGGGTCGAACGCGCAAAAACAATTCCCGCACGGTTGGAAAAATACCGGGCGATGTATTTGCAAAACGCCTAACCGGAGAACGAACAATGACCACGACCAAAACCGAAACCCTCGCCGCCGTCAAAGCCCGTCAAGTCATTTGGGTTGATTGGATGGAGAAGGCAACCGCAGGACTCACCGACGAATCGCTCGTCGAAGTAACCACGCAGCACACGCCCTTCGGGGATTACTGCTTGGGGATCAAGCCCGGACAGACCCCCGAAAAAAGCCAAAAAAAATCCATTGACAAAGGCAAGCGTTTGTCTTAAATTGCCAACATGACAAACGAACTAACCAACCGAATCTCTGAAATGAACATCGACCAAATCGTCGAGATCGTGAACCGCTCCTTCCTCGATGTGCGCGACGAAGCCGCAATCGTTTTGGACGCCGCGCTCAAGGTGCTTGAATCCAAAATGCCCGAAGCCGACTTCGTTCGTTTCTGCAGCAAATTTTAATCAGCAACACACACAGAACCATGACCAACACACACATCATCAAACTAAACCACGGCCAGACCGTTCGCGGCGAAGGCTTCGGCAAATACACGCAGCGCATCACGGTCGGAACCGTGCGCGGCTACGAAACCGAGCATGGCGAGAAATACAAACAACAAGTCGATCCCGAAAAAGCTCATCGGCTTGCGGTCGAGCGCGGTCACGTTACGGCTTGGACGAATCAAGATTGCGCGGTGCTATCCGCTGACTATCCGGGCAAAGCCGAGGCGCACGCCAAGGTTCTTGCCGAGATCGACGCCTCCGTCATCCTGCACAACGGCCAGCAAGTAGTCATCGAAGGCGAGACGTTCACGGTGCGTCTGGCTGGATCGCAATACAGCGACCCGATTCACTTCACCCGCGCAGCCTGACCTCCCTCCCGCTCCCGCACGCCGGGGGCGGCATGGGACGCCAGACGGCGAACCACGATCAGCGGCGGCAACCGCTCAAATAAAAAGAAAGAACACAGAACAATGATAAGCACACTCGAAACCACCGGATCACTTAACCGCGATCCTCTCACCGCCGAACACGGCGCATCGACAGTCAGCGATCGCTACGGGTTTGTCTCAACCCGCACGTTGCTGGATAACCTCCAAGCCGAAGGATTCACGCCGCGCGACATTCAGA